TAACTTGATTTTGTTCTACTTCAGTTTCTTGATTAACTATATTATCAATTTCAACCATTTATATTATATAATTAGAAAATAATTTTACGGATATATTAATATAAATATGACAGGAGCAGAATTAATAGCGATAATAAGCGTAAGTGCTACATCATTAGCGGGTCTATTAACTAGTTTATTTCATTCAATTTCTATGAGTAGATGTAGTGAAATAAGTTTTTGGTGTTGTCGATGTAAAAGGGAAGTTCTAAGTGAAGAGGCTTACTTACAATCAAGTAGTAATAATGCTCAACTAGTTTCACCTCTACCACTATCAAGAACTATTAGTACATTAAATGAGGAATAAAATATCTAATATAATATTAATAATGACTAGAAGTTTATCACAAAAGGGTTTATCAAGTTCGAGAACTTTAACTGGTTTATCTAATACGCTGGAAAATCAAGAAGATATTGGTGATATTAAAACTCGTATAGATTATGATACAATAGTTTCAAATGGAAATTTATTAATTGGAAATAATGCTGGAAATTTTACAAGTTCTACTTTGACTGCTGGTAGTAATATTAGTATTACAAATAGTAGTGGTGGTATTACAATAGAATCTACAGATACTAATTTTTTTCAAACGTCAGGTAGTAATATATCAGCATTAAATACAACAGATAATCTTTTATTAGGGACAACAACTAATACAAATAATAGAAAATTATTAGTAAATGGAAATTTAGAAAGTAGTCTATCATTTTCAGGTGCTTTTATTTCTACTTCTGGATTATTTGATGCAAATTTTCATACTATGATAAGTAATTCTATTGCAAGTATTCTTCAAATTGGTTCTGCTAATAATACTCGTATTTTAAGGTTTTATAATGATGGTGTATTTCATAGATTTTCTACTAATGCTAGTAGTGGTGATGTAATTGTTTTAGAAGATACTACGCAAACACTAACAAATAAGACATTAACAGATCCAGTTATAAATAAAATTAAAAATAGTAATGATAGAGTTATTTCGGAATATAATTCTGGTATAAGTAGATTATTTTTAGGAAATACTACTGATAATATACAAATGTTTAATGCTTTTTTAGTCAGTCCAAAAATAGAAGATGCTTCAACAAATAATTATTATAATATTGTTGCTTCTGAATTAACAAGTAATATTGATATAACTTTACCTGTATTATCAAGTAATGATGAATTTGTTTTTAAAGACGCAACACAAACACTAACAAGTAAAACATTAGATAGTCCAACAATAAATACAGCAGTAAGTGGAACAGCAATATTAGATGAAGATGATTTAGCTAGTAATTCAGCAACAAAATTAGCAACACAGCAAAGTATAAAAAGTTATGTAGATACATTAAAAACTAAATATGATTTTACTGCTACAGTTTCTAATGGTAAATTATTAATTGGTAATAGTTTTGGAAATTATAGTGTAAATAATTTAACTGCTGGTACCGGTATTTCAATAATAAATACAATTGGTAATATTATTGTTGCTTGTACTGTTACTGATACTAATTTTTTTCAAAAGTCAAGTAGTAATATATCAGCATTAAATACTTCTGATAATTTATTATTGGGAACTACAAGTAATTCAAATAGTAGAAAATTATTAGTAAATGGGACAGCAGAAATAACTGGAAAATTAACTTTGGGAAGCACATTAAACGATTTAACAATTCCTGCCCTTACTGATACTATTGCAGTATTGAATGGAACTCAAACTTTTTTATCAAAAACATTAGATAGTCCAACAATAAATACAGCAGTAAGTGGAACAGCAATATTAGATGAAGATGATTTAGCTAGTAA